AGTATATGAAAAAATAGAAGTACGGGATGAAACGGGTCCTGTATATGAAAAACATAAAGGGAATGTAGCAAAATTTGAAAAAGACGTTCAAAAAAAGATGAAGGCCATGGGGGATCAGTTTACGGAGACTGGTAGATCTATGTCTATTGGTTTAACCGCTCCTTTGACTTTATTAGGTGTGACGGCTTTAAATACTGCATCTTCTTTTGATGAAATAACTGTTGGAACTGCTGCAATTGCTAAAGCTTCTGGTTATGCGCAGAAAGATATAGAGGCAATGGAAGATAGTGTTCTTGAATTTACCAAAAAGGGCATTTTTGGGATGGAGGAGGTGGCATTAGCAGTTGATGATATGGTCAAGGATGGTTTAGATCCTGCCATTGTTGCGACTTCTCAATTACCTGCAGTTTTTAATTTGGCTGCGGCTTCGGGGGAAGATATGGCTCAAACGCAAGTCGCCTTATCTGATGCAATGCAAGCATTCGGAGCTGATACAGATGAAGCTATGAAGTATGCTGATGTTTTTGCTAATTTTTTAAATGAGACTCCTGGATCTTTGACGGAATTTCAAGATGCCTTAAAACCTGTTGGTCCAATTGCTGCTTCAAATTCTATTAGTATAGAAGATTTAAGTGGTGCTATGGTCGCATTGGCTCAAAATGGTATCCGTGGAAGTGATGCGGGTAATAGTCTAAAGCGTGTTTTGACAAATCTCTTTGTTCCAACGTCAAATATGGCAAAAGTGATGGATGAGTTGGGTGTAACCGCTTATGATAGTGCAGGTAATACCAGACCATTGGTAGATATTATGGGCGATCTTGCGGGAGCTTATGAGGGGGCAACAGATGAACAACAGAATTTGATTGCAGCGACTATTGGTGGGGCATATGGACAGACATCTTTAAATGTATTGATGAACGAAGGGGTTGATGCTTTAAAAGGATATATCTCTAGTATGGAAAAAACAGGAACAGCTTCGCAAATAGCGGAAGATAGGCAGAAGGGTTTATCTGCTACAATGAAGAGGATGGAAGCAAATGCGCAAGTAGCTATGCTTACTTTGGGAGATGCAATGGCCCCAATTATTGAAGATATTGCCAGTAAATTAATCCCTATGGTACAAGAGGCGGTGGAGTGGTTCGAAAAACTTCCCGCCCCAATGAAAAAGGGTATAATTATGTTTGTAGGTTTGTTGGCAATTATTGGGCCAGTACTTGTTGTTATTGGGTCTGTTATAGGGGCTCTATCAAATTTGGTTCCAATTATAGGGACAGTCGTTGGGGTTGCAACCACATTGATTTCAATTTTCGGATTATGGTTAATTCCAATAGGTCTAGTTGTTGCTGCATTAGTAGGATTTGGTGTTTGGCTTGCAACAACATTGGTAAAATCGGAGGAATTTAAAGATAAAATAGTCGGTGTATTTGAAATAATAAAAACAAAAGTTCAAGAAGCCATTCAAGTATTAATAGGTATGTTCCAATTATTGATTGGTGCTTTTACTGGGGATGTAGGAATGACGAAGGCGGGTGGTGATACGATGAAGGAGATGTTTGGTGATACTGACTCTGTCAATGCCATCATTGAGGCTATTTCGGAATTTGGAAAGTCTGCAAAAGAGATGGCTGATTTTGCGATAGAGGTTTTTACAAAGGTAAAAGAGGCAATCATTTTAGTGGGTGAAAAGGTTCAACAATATGTAACTCCTATGTTGGAGAAGTTAAAACCAATTATTGAGAATATACGGAAACAATTTTCTAAAGCATTTGTTAAATTACTTCCTACTTTGAAGTTTATTGGTAAATTATTGTTGATTGTTATTGGTGCATTTATTGTAGTCGCTGCAATTATTATTGGTGTTGTTATTGTTGCTATAGTAGCATTGGTAGTAATTTTCGCAAAGATAATAGAGGTTCTTGGTATTGTTATTAATGCTGTAATTGATTTCGTAAAACGAATGATTAAGACTTATCAAGAATTGCCTGAAAAGATTGGAGTAATAGTTGAAAATATTAAACAATGGTTTGAGAATATGAAAGAAGGAATTAAAGATAAGTTTAATCAGGCAGTGGATGCGGTAATTTTATTTGTTCATAATGTGATATTGTGGTTTAAGGAGTTGCCAGAACGGATTGCAACTTTTATATCTGAGTTGGTTACAAATATTGTATATTGGTTTGGATATATGTCAGTATGGTTGCCAAATAAGGTTAAGGAAATTAATGAGGCGGTTATTAAATGGTTTATGGAATTGCCAAGTAAAGTTGGAGCCACATTAATTGCATTGTGGGAAACGACCAAAACTAAATTTACAGAAATTAAGGATTCGATTATCACAAAAGTCAAAGAGATTATTGCAAGTGTAGTTGTTATCTTTTCGGAACTTCCCGGAAAGGTTGGGGCGTGGTTATCGGTCACTAAAGACACAGCTACAACTAAATTTGAAGAAACAAAAACGAGCGTAATTGAAAAGACAAAAGAGCTTATTGAGAAAGTTGTGGAATGGTTTAAAGGATTGCCTGAGAAAATAGCAGAAGGATTAAAGAATTTGTGGGCGGACATGAAGGAAAAATTTGTTGAGGCGAAGGATAGTTTGAAAATATTTATGGAGGAATGGGCTGCATCGGCGTTACAATGGGGTAAAGATTTAGCCACTAATTTCGTTGCTGGTGTCAAGGATAAAATTGCTGGTTTGGGGGATGTCTTTAGTAGGGGGCAGGAGGATGCAAATCAATACATCGAGAGTCATTCACCGCCCAAAAAGGGTCCATGGAAAAATATTGACAAATTCGGTTATAATATTGGTACGTCATGGGCTGAAGGTATTGCACAGGGGATGTCCATGTTGAATACCGTACAGCCGTCAGCTAGTGGGTTTGATACAAAAGCAGGCCAGGGAGATGTTGCATTGGGAGGTGGGAAGTCTAATACTTTCACGCAAAATATCACGGATAACATTATTGATGAAAGTGTTTACGACAGATTGAAAACTGATATAATGTCAGGAATGAGTAAGATGCTAGGAGAGGAATTTAAATTATCTTTGATGGAGCAAACACGATGAATCCTGAAAAATTAGTATTTTTTGGAGGTCACTGTCTTACAAATGAATTGTTAAGGATTTCTGATAGTGGTAATTTTTGGGACCAAAAGGTTCAGGTATTTGATAGTCCTTTAATTCAAAAAGATGGGCGTAAAATCGTTGGAGCTCGTAAAGATGGTGTGCCTCAATCTATTCGAGGGAGTATTGCTAACATTAATCAGCCTGCTGGTTTTACCAAAACATTACTCAGTATAAAATCAGAATTAGATACAGCACTTAATAGTAGAAATAGATTCATCAGAACGGTTTGGGATTATCATGTCTTCGATAAAGTGGAAGATATAAATAATTGGTATGCCAAAATTGGTGTTACAGATCTGGAAATTGATTCAAATAACTTCCAATGGGGAAAGGGATCATTGAAATTTAGTGTCAATCCTGAACAGGTCAATCAAGTAAAGAATGGTGATTTTGAAGATTTTACAGATAATATAATCGGTAGTGATCTAATTTCAAATGGAGACATGGAATTAGATTCTAATTGGTCTGATTGGGGATCACCAACATCGAATACGAGGAGTTCGGATGAGGCTCATGGCGATACATATAGTCGAAAATTCGTGGGGAGTGGTGTTAGTGAGGGCATTCAGAGTGATACTTTTACTGTGGGCTCTGCAAATTTGTATCGAATTGAAGCATGGGTTAAACCAGAAGACAATGAAGAAATTGGGGTTTGGTTTAGGAAGGGTGATGACTCTGGGTATGAATTAGAGGAGGAGTTTTATGGATTGAATCGTAATGAGTGGAACAAAGTTGTGTTGTTTGTTAGATCTGGTTTTGCTGGTAATGATGCATATGTGGCTTTTGGATCAAAGACTGCTGGAGGGACGTGGTATATTGATGATGTTTCTATTATGGAGGTAGATAATTCAACTGTTGAGGATTGGGTTTTATCAAGTTCGGGGGATTCAAAGATCGCGGTTGGTGGGGCAGAATACAAATCAGATAATTTCTTGGTTATCGGTAAATCAGATCCACAGAGTGCCAAAACAAATGTTATATTGGAAGCTTCTACAGAATATATGATTGGTTTTAAATTTCGATCATTTGAGGGAAGATTGGAAACTAAGATTAAAGCTCTTGATGGAACTGATGAATATTTGCAAGATGATGGGGCAACGTGGAATTCAACAGATAACACTCTTGCTGATATTGAAGGGGATATTACTGAAAACCAATGGGTATATAAATATATGAGGTTCACAACTAAAGATTTTCAGGGTGAGTATGAATTGTTATTTCAAAATGGGGTGAGTTCAACTGAATGCTATATAGCAGATGTTCTAATTCGTGAATCGGTAGAAACTAGAATCACGATGATTGAGGATCAAATGGGACAATGGGACGAGGATAGTAATAGTGAGGTGTCAAGGTTTGATTATAACGATGCAGGTTCAACCCAGTATATATTAGATCAATATATTGATAGCGATGGATATATATATATTCATTATTGCGATTACACTAACAGAGATAATTATTTAGCAAAATATGATTCTAATTTGGTAAAACAATGGGAGGTTAAGTTAAATTCAGGGACGACCTCAACGGCTGCGGATTTTGGACATGTATATGAGGATCAAAGTGGATATTTGTGGGTTATGCTTGAGAAAGATCCAAGTGAAGGTAGGGTATCGAAGGTTACAAAAGATGGAATAGTATTATTAACAGATATTGCCACGGGGGGAGGACTGGCATCTTATGGGAGGCGATTTGTTGAAGATAGTGAAGGGTTGTTGTATGTAATTTACCATTCTGGAACCTATTTGAAACGAAAGGTAGTAGATAAGTCTACGGGACTAGGTAGTGATGATACTAATATTGGTGGCAGTAGTTCATCAATGCTTAAACCATCTGTATATTTTGTTGATGATTTATTTTATATTTTTTATATTACACAAAATCTTGGGTATGATGAGTTAAGATTAACTATATATAATCAAGATTGGACGGAGTATCAATCAGAGATTATTTTAATTGATGAGAATGAAGGGGTCCAAGATGGGTTGTATGATGTGGCTATCAATTCAAAAGGGGAAATTTGGGTTGGGTATATTAAAAGGATAAGTGGATCTGATTCTAGGGCCACATATAGGAAGTTCACCAAATACGGAAATTCTGAATTGATTGCCCCTACAGAGCTTAGTTCTACTAGAGTGTTAACTTCAATCCCTAGTGTGTATGTAGATCGATTGGATAATTTTTATGTGACCTATGCTTACTTAGCGTCTCCATATGATATTTTTTATACTGGGTTTAGGGATAATGGAGACACATTCATTGTAGCTAATAATGTGGTTGATGTTTTTACTAATTTTTTGGGTGTCGTGGCATGGGAGGATTATCCTACAGCGAGTCTGGCATCTATCTATGGGTCGGGGTTATCTGTGAAAGATATGACCGATATGGGTTTGCAGGGCAGTTTCGGGGTTATTGTTCATATCCCAGATCCTGTTCATATTACTCATTTTGTGATCAGGGTTGGGAGTGATGAAGATAATTTTTTCTACAGTCGAGATCTAGAGGCGAACTATGAAGGGTTAGCTTTTGATTTAGGTGATAATTTGTTGGTTGAAAATTGGGAAGATATGACCGAGGTTGGGGCAGTAGATCTTACGCAGGTTGGGGCTTATTTTGAGGTTGGAATTTATTTTGATGATGGATTAAAAGCAAGTCTTGAGGATTTTAGGTTGGATATGCCTCAGTGGAATAATGAAGATGAAACACGAAATTGGGAATCATGGCTAAAATCTTTAAAGTACAATTTTAAAGAGAGGAAATTATTGACATATTCAGCTCAATTTTTATCTCCAAAAGGAATTGGTGAATCTACATTTCGGTATAATGTTCTAAGTGAACAAAGTCTTGGTGATTTGATTCTAGAAAGGTCTATAACTTTTGGGGGAAGCGCAAAACCTTTGCCTATTATGGAGATTGACTTCACAGCAGTAACGGGAATCGGTAGCATTCAATTGACAAATGTATTAACAGGTGAAAACATGTTAATTGATAACCTCTCCTTAAATGATAATGATATATTGACAATTGATCATTCTCAGCCAGAAGTTTCAAAAAATAATACTCCTATATTCTTCAAAGGTTGGCCTGAATGGGGCAGGGGGGTTAACAATATGAGACTCCAATTGTTGGGTAGCAGTGGTGAAACACTTGAACAGCTAGATGATAATACTTCGAGGGGGAATGGGACATCAGGTGAGGAATACATATCTGAATCATTTACTCCTGCTGATACAGGGTCAATTAGTTCATTTTTTCTTCAAACTAGTCTATTCTTTCACCCAAGTGCTCATGGTTGGGTGTATATTTGCGCAGATAGAGGAGATGGAACCCCAGGAACTATTCTAGGAACTGGATGGATTTATGCTCCTGCTTATACAGAAGGATTTTATGAAGTTGTGGGACTGGAATCTCTTACCCTAAATGCTGGAACTCAATATCACTTTGTTTTCCAAACTACTTATGGAGGATATAATGGCTATGTTCGGACTAATAGTGGTGGTGGATTTGCAGGAGGCAGTGCTTATAAGGCAAGTGCATCCCCTCCATGGAATTTCCCACCCACAACTCCTTGGACCGCATTGACGGGTGAAGATGTCCATTTCAGTATGGAGATATCAGCGAACCCCTCAGCCGTCTACAATCTTGATGTTTTACATAAAAAAAGATATCACTAATGAGAGGATCAATTGAGAACCGACAAACTTTCTATAATAAAAGAGGAATTGCGGCTATCTATGATTCAGCTGATAATTTTGTTGGAATATTAGAGGAGCTTACTGATATATCTCATGTATCTATAATGAATGGTGGTGTTGCAGGGAAGAGATTAATAGTTCCCATATCTTTTGATGAAATCGGGGATGACCCTCGTTTTGAAAAATTCAATAAGATCGAGGTTACAATAACTGACAAAGATGCTCCATCCGGAATAAAAACATATACAGGATTTATTGGGGGAACCAGAGGTATTGCAGATGATAAATTTGAAGGGATCGAAATTGACATGCGTTCATATTCAAATGAACTAGAGACCACACCTTTTATGCATAATGGGGATGCTATTAATCCCTTATTTGATCCATCAGTTATTCGAAATGACTATCTACCTCATGAAATTTTGGAATATATTATTGATAATTATCGTATATATATGAATAATCCTCATATTAATTATACAAGTGGATCTCTAGAGGTTTTGGATAGTGATAAAAAAATTGCCTATACCTTCAATCATAAGACAGCCTTATCTGCAATTAGGCGTTTAATGGATTTATGTCCAATTGATTATATTTGGTTCGTAGATGCAACCAACACTATTCATTCGAAGACTATTAGCACAACACCTGATCATTATTTTATCTTTGGGCGTGATATTGTTGACAGCCTTACCTTCGAGAAAAGATACGCTGATATCCGTACAGGTGTATTGTTTTGGAATGGGAAGTATGCGGAAGAAAATGAATTGGCTCGATTGATGCATAGGGAAACGGCAGTTGATGAATATGATAAAAGAGTGGAGATACTTTCGGATGGCAACCTAAAGAGGTGGAACAGTTGGGCTTTTAAAGCCAATCGGTTTTTGGATGGAGCGACTCAAGAAGATGGTTCGGTTGAATTTGTTGTCATTGATAATAATGCTGGGGATTATGGGGTTGATTTAGAATCATTGCAAGTCGGTGACACTTTCAAAATAGCTGGAAGTGAAAGAGATTATGGGGATTTATTGGTGATAACTTCAATTGAATATCATCTATATATGGCCATAATTATAGCAGAAGATCGACAAACTCTATTGTCCCGTGTTTTAAAGGATTTTAGCAGGCGGATTGATAATCAAGAGTATAATGATGAAGGTGCGGGGGCATTGGGGGTAGGAACTTATGAAGCTGGATTTGTGGTTGCAGATGAACAATGGACTGAAATTCCTCTAAAACATACATATAAGAGTCCGATTATCATTGCGAATATGAGGACATATAATGGAACTTTTGCGGTAACCAACGTTCAGGCAAAAAGAATTCAACAATCAAATGGGTCATGGAAATGCTATGTTCGATGTGCAGAAAGTATAGATGGAGATGATGTACATTCAGATGAAGATGTTTGCTATATGGTGGTCGAGGAGGGAGTTTCCAGATTACCAAATGGTGATTTAGTAGAGGCAGGAGTTCAGAGTGGATTAGCAACATTTGATAGCACGACGCCTTCGTTTACAACTGTCAATTTGGTTGCAAGCCATATTGCTACGACTGTAGTATATACTGCATATAATACTAGCAATGATGAATTCTGCAATATTCGATTACAAAATGTTGGAACCACAAGTTTTGAGGTTGCAGGACAACGAAGTCAAACTGATTCAACATCTAAAACTATAGAAATATTCCATATAGCCGTAAGAAGTCATAACAATTACAATCTTCAACTAGACGGAGGATTGCCAACCAACGTAGAAGGAATAGGTAATTATTCTGGTACGTGGGAGGTTTACCCTTGGGATGGACCTACCAATTTTAATGATATACCAATTGTGTTTCATCAGATCCAAACGATGAATGGCGGTGATCCAGTTACATCAAGGGTTAAGAATGTAACCAGTACTGGTATGGAGGTGGTATGTGAAGAGGATGTTATTGGAGATCTTGAAACCAACCATGCGGCTGAAACAGTAGCTTTAATGGGTATTGCCAGAAATGCTTCAAATGATGATTACCTTGCGTAGATTGTTATCTCATTGTACAATATTAGTATTATTACAGCTATGTAATATAGGGGGTTCTTCGTCTCGGTTTTTTAAAAGAAAATTAGGGTATTCACAGATATGCTTGCTATCATTAACTATTTTTCCACGTCAACCCCTTGACAAGATCAAATTAATAGTATATAATCTTATTAATAATTTAATTAATAAGAAACAAGTTATGAAAGACATCCAAAAAAAACTAAAAGAATCCAAGTTTTGGAGTGCTCAATATCAGAGTTTTGATGCTCGAAGCTCTGAGGCAGAGAAATTCTTAAAAGATTTAAGTTTAAAAACTGAATTTAAGTTTGGGAAAGAGGAAGGTATAGGGGTGACGGCTTTTGAGGGTTATTTCGGGGATGATTCAGGATATAAGGGGAATCTTGACAATGCAAAAGTATATTCGGGGAAGGTTCCAACATTGCTTAATATCGTTAAAATACTATCCGAAGAGGAGATGGACCTGTTAAGAGAGCAATCTCTAGCCGAGAAGGCGGAGAAAGAGCAAAGAAGAAGATTAGGGTGAATTAAATTTTTAATTTTACTTCTTTTAGGAAATAAGTTATAATAAACAATGTTAAAAATAAATAAAACATACAATTTTTCAAAAAAGATGTGTAGGCAGTACAAATCTTTAACATGCAAAAAGAACCTTTCGGGGTTCTTTTTGTTTGTATTGGGGACATTAGCATGCCAGAGTTCACAAACCCAGACGGAAACTCAAGCGTCATAAAATAAAATGATTGTGAGAAAGGTGGGGTGAAAATAATGAGCCATACCGCAAATTTTCATTTCAAAAACGTTAAGGATTAATAGTTTATGCACTAAGACTACCTACTTCTGGACGTAAGGACATAGGACCAGTTTATTAAGTTAGTGAGCTTAAATCTCGAATATAGAATCGATAAAGATTGATACAATTGCTTTGCATGGATTATGATAAAGATAATAATTGCAATAGTTTCCATTAATGATCCATTCATTAAAGGGGATCTATTGATAAGCAACCCGCAAATAATGATAAAATTAAATGAGAAACAAAAAACAATACTGCAACAAAACCTAAATCGATTAGGCGCTGAAACCATGAAAGATATTGTAATATTATGCAAAATTTGTCATTCTAGGTATCATAGAGGATTAATAGAGCCAAAACAACTCTTGTGGATTATTAATAACTGTTGAAAACTTAAGTCCTAAATGCTAAAATAAATTGCATACGACATGCTAAAATATTCTTACTACAAAGAGGGACCTTCGGGTCTCTTTTTGTATTTATAAGACAACCCCTCTAGGAAGAAGCCCTAAATCCCTGTGCTAAAGTTCAGAACATGCTTTGTCAACTAAAGGCACCCACAAGGGACTTGAACTTTTTTTAAAAGAAAATGGAAGATTTTGTAGATATACTTGCTACCATTAACTATTTTCTTACGTTAACCCCTTGACAAAATCTCATTACTAGTATATAATATTATTAATAAATTAATTATTAATAAATAAATTATGAGAAAACATAGAGATGAATTAGAGGGATTAGTTGTTGATTATTTAGCAAATGGGGTTGATGCAGGCCAAATTATAGAACTTATAGGCAAAGAAAATAGTGAGGATATATTAATGATATTAGAGGGAGCTGAAAAAGAATTAGATAATATGGGATTATTGTTGGAAAATGGTTTATTAATTATTGATACAGAGAAAATGACGGATTGGCAAGACGAGCAGTCGGGTAAAATTATTAATAAGTATGTGGAGAAGTTAATTCTTCTTGTTAGTTTTTAATAATTTATTTTAATTTTTAATTATTATAGGAGAAGAGGTGATTCTAAAACCAAAGAAGCAGAAGAGAAATTTGAAAAAGAAATAGAAAAGTTAGTTGAAGAGGCAAAGGCAGTTTTATAATTTTACAAATAATTTAATTAATTAGAAAGAATGATGTATCAAATCATAAGTAATTACCGAAATGGTAAATTCAGTGCAAGGGTGGAGCCACAAGATTATTGGTGTGACCCTATAGGAGGAGAGGAGATTATGGGGTCTCATATGTCACTTGAGGAGGCAAAAGAAGAAGTTGCAAGCTATAACAGATAGATTCTCAACATTGTCCATCTACAGGGTGGATAGTGATTGGTAATTTAATTTATTTGAAAAAAAATATGAATAAGGAAGTGAAAGAAATGAGGAAGTGGAGGACTTAATCTCTCTTATTAATTTAAAAAATTATTATAATTGTAAAAGAAACAATCATGCAAAATGATCAAACAAAAAAACTTATTGAAGATCTTTTTGGAGAGGATGCAAAGGAATATTTGAAGGGGGATTTACAGGTGGTGGAGGAATTTCTATTTGTTAAAAATCAATATAAAAATGAACAGTTTTAATAAAAATGAGATAATAGTGGCCGTCAACCCCTTGACAAGATTGGGCCAATAGTATATAATCATTTTAGTAATAGTTTTTAGTATTTTAAGTTATGTCAAAATCAACACATGCGCAAGTGATGAGGGATAAGTTTTAATCATGAATAGGAAAGATAGAGTCAAGATCAATAAAATAAAGGGGCGTATAAGAAGAATATATGACATATATGGAGTAGTGGGATGGGAAAAACAACTGTCCATTGGTTGGTTGGGATTTGGTATAGTGATTGTTGTAAGTATAATACTTTGTTTGAATTGAATAGAGTATTATACCCACACTTTGGATTTACAATTTCTGAGGTGTTGGTTTAGTATTTTATTTTTTTATTTATTAAATCATGGAGAAGAAAAAACCATTAGAACGTGATTCAGATTATATTGGGACTGCGGTTTATTACGGTGAGGACGAAAGACTGATCAGTTATGTTACATATAAGGTTCGGATTTTCAATGTCAAGGAAGGACGTATAGCAATTAAAATTATAGAGGGTAGTCGAGAGGGGATTGTATTACAGTATGATAATATTGGTGTTTTTTTAAATAATTGGAAGAATATTGAAAGTAAATCTTAATTAATTGATTAATTAAATAATTATGTTATCCAAAACAGAGGTGGGAATTCTACGGCTTAAATTACAGCGTCTGTATCCTATGAAGGACAGGGATCAATTTAGTGAGACGTCTCTTGCGGAGGAGTTTGATTTGGCAGTTGAGGAAATGGTTGACTCTATGAGTAAATCACAAAAGAAAAAATATGAGGGAGAGTTCATATTGAAATATAAATTTGACGAATTCTGGGATCTTTACCCAAGAAAAAAGAGTAAGGGAATTTCAAAAAAGAAATTTGTTCAAAAAATAAATGAGTCAGAAAATCCAGAAAAAGCTTTTCAGATAATTATGAAAGCATTAAGTGATATCGTAAATTATGAATGGAAGAATAAAGATCCACAATATATTCCTCATGCGAGTACATGGTTGAATCAAGAGCGATGGAATGATGAGATTGAGATGGGCAAATCTAATTTTGATGGAGAGAGAAATGAAGGATATAATGAATGGTAGTATAAGTTCACATCAGCAAGTTGTTGAAGTATTAGCAGCAAACTTCTCAATTCCTCAAAGATTCGTAGGGGTCAATGGCAATGTTGAGCTAGGAAAAACATTGCTCGATAAAGGTTTATTAATTACAGGAGGAGTAGGAACGGGAAAAACTCATCTATTAGCACAAGCTATAATAGGGATTGCAGATGTAAAAGACTTGGGAAGTGGAATGAAGATACGGTTTCGAACTTATGGGGAAGTAGCTAGAATGATTAGAGGTTCAATTGGCAATGGATCATATCAACAAGTTTATAGGCAGCTAGCAACTGAGGATATCTTAATTATGGATGATCTTGGAACTGAGAATAATACAGAATTTATGGTGGAATTTTTATATAATATAATTAATGATCGTTATAATAAGATGAAGCCAATTGGAATTACAACCAACCTGGGATCAAGGGATATTATTAACATTTATGGGGAGAGAATAGCTTCACGATTAAATCATATGTGCAGAGTTATCAAGCTAAATGGGGGGGATAGAAGGAAATGATAAAAAAATACGTAAACCCCTTGACAAGATCAATAAAGTAGTATATAATATACTTATAGATTTAATTCTTAGTAAAAGATAATGACAACAATTTTTAAAGAAAGTGGAAAAAAATATTCTTATTCATTTAAAGATGAAAAAGAGGCTTGGGAATGGTGTTCTAATCAGAATGTTTTTGACAAAATTGTTGAATGGAAATTGTAATTTTAAATTATTTTATTTTATATGTATGTAAAACTATGATGGCAAAAGGAAAGCAAAAGGCACTGGTGAAGCAAATCAGTGGAGAGGAATTAATAAAGACATTTGGAGCCTCGACGGGAAGCAATGTCTCAAAATCAGGGGGTGGATATCCATATATCAACATCCTACAATCTGATAAGCAGGCGGAGAAATTTAGTGATCCTGAGAATATTAATATGAAGGATGATTATGGAAAAATGTATATTAGGAGTCGAAACTCTAATTCAACAAAGGATTTAGTATCAGAAATTAAGGGTACTATTATTAAGGAACAAAAAGGGAGTGAATTATGGGTGAATGGAGAGCAAGTTTACGCCAAAAGTAATGATACTGCTTCACAGGAAGAGAAGGACAGAGTATTTGGGACGCACAGTGCTTACCCAACTAATGTGATTAAAATGTTGATTAAATTAGAAGTACCCCAGACACTGGGAAATGGTGAGGAGTATCAGTTTGTGATGGTCACTATTAAAGGAAGTTCATGGGGTGGATATTTTGATTTAGTTGAAGCTCAAAAAAAATTGGTATTAGAAAGTAATGAAATTGGTGGGGCATTAGATGCAATTCATGTATGTTTTTGGAATTTGACATTGAAAACCACAAAGATGGAAAAGAATGTAAATGGACAGAAAAGAAAATGGTATGCTTTTGAATTCGGCGTTGAATTGAATTCAATAGATAAAGCAAAGGGGTTTATAGGTGATATGGGGGAATCTGAATCAATTGATTTGATACGGATTGGATCTACTAACACAGTGGCGGAGGCTGAGGTGGTGAATCAATCAAGCGATGCAGAGGTTGAGGGTGCATTTAGTCAGGCGGGGGCGGGAGGTGCTACTCCAAGACAATCTAAAGCTAACGCAGAAGAGGATTATGAAGAATATAAAGTGATGTCTCAAGACAAGCTTTAATTTAATTTTAATGTAATTTTTAATGAAAATTAAAGGGATAACCCTTACAAATTTTAAAAGCTGTAGGAGTGGAGAATATAAATTTGGGAAATATAATATAGTTACAGGGGCAAACGGGGTAGGTAAATCAAGTATTCTCGAGGGGATTGTATATGTTTTGACTAATAAAACCTCAATGGGGACAACGGGAGTTGATAGGTATATCACAAATGGGAAGTCTAAAATGAGAGTAGATCTTGATATTGAGGGAATTGGAATGGTTACTCGTGGGATTAATAATGGTAAGGGAGTATTGATGGTGAATGGAGATCAGGTTACTAATAGTAGTTTTGAATCTCGTTATTGTGTAGAGATTAATTATCTTATGGGTGCGATATGTCCTGAATATTGGAAATCGATGCTATATGGGGATCGCAGAAAATTAGTAATGGGTCTATTGCCTGAGGTGGATAGGAATGAAGTATTTGTTAAAATGTTTGATCGTGAGGATTTGCGAGAAAGGTTCCAAATGGAATCTTATGCGGAAGTCAATGCTTCAGTTCGGTCTTTGGAGGGAACTATCCAGGATAAAAATGGGCGTGTGGCTCAAATTATATCTGAAATTGAGGAAGTAAAGAACGTTGAGGGGGATGAAGTGGAATTTTCTAAGTTAGAGAAGTATCAAGAGTTGAAGGAGAAAATAGAAAATGAGTCGGTAATTGTTAAGGAATTAGAAAAACTAAAAGTAGAAAAGGAGGAAGAACTACAGATTGATAAAAAGGTTGAAAAGGCAGTTCAAGATTTATCTGAAAATCAGGAGGAATTGGAGGTACATAGAAGAGAATCAACTGCACTGGAGAATCTAAAAGTGGAACTTGAATTGGGAATTGAGAAGACTGGAACGGTGGATAAGATAGAGGCTGTGCTGGACATTACAAATCAAAGGTTAATCCAAATAAGGAAAAATTTGGATAAATGTCCTGTGTGTGATAAAAAATATAATCCTTCTAAAATGATTAAGGATCTTGAAAGGGAGATAAAAGATTTTGAGATTAAGCTTCAAAAGGCAAAAGGTCAGAGGGATGAATTACAAGCAATGGAACTAAAGATTGCTAGCATTGATCATAACATAAGAAAAGCACAAGAGATCATTGATCAATCTGAGAATATAATTGAGTTGGCACAAGATAGAAAGGAAAAATCTTTGGATCCCGATATAGCTAAATTAACTAAAAGGTTAATTACAGATAATGATCGAGGGGAATATAGTGATCTTGATAAACAATATACAAAATTCAAAGTAGATCAAGGGATTATGAAAGATAAGCAAAAAAGATTAAAGAGATTGAAAGAAGAGGGGCAAGAGAATAAAAAGCAAATAGAGTCTGATAAAGTAGAGCTAACCAATTTAAAAGTATTATCAGAGGCGTTATCACCTAAAGGGGTGGACGCTGAGATAATTAAAACAAAAACGAAAGTACTTGAGGGGTATATTGAGCGATATGCTAATGGTGTACGAATCGAAACAATTCAAGATTTAAAATCAGGAACAGGTGTAAAACAAGTATTCAATATAACAAAAATGGGGGTTAGTGAGAGTCAACTATCTACAGGGGAGAAGATGAAATTGGCAGTAGCATTCTCATTGGGAATTCAAGATTTAGTTAAAAAGCAATTACATAAAAATATAAAATTCTTGATGATTGATGATGCTTCATTAATTACTGATACAGATGTATTCTTAAAGGTTATTGGAGATCGGCAATTAATCGTTGTGAAAAATACAGACAGTAAGGAGGTTGACATTAAAGTACAGTCATAATTTATATATTAATATAAGGAAACAAAAAAATGAAGAAAGAAAAGAAAAAGAAAGAAGATGTGTTTTCTATTCAGCAGGTTGCTGATTTACACAAAGACATTTCTTATGATGTTATCTATGAGCAGGCAAGGGCAGGTAAGCTTAGTATTATTACGAAAAAGCAAGGAAAGAAGACTATGTATTTCTTTCATGGGGATTTGGTTAGACGTTCTCTAATTGATGGATTTAAAGTTCTTAAACTTGATTATGAGGGATTGATGTTACCACGGGAGTTGCCTCGAAAAGAGGTGGTGCAGGATTTGGGGGAAATCCCAGGAAGTGGTAAAAATGTAGTAAGTAATTATTAATTATTAATTATTAATCAAAATAATGCTAAGGACTGAATATAATATACCAGAGGCATATATTTTGCACAAGTATATTCATGTTTAATGCGGAGTTGTGATAATTGTTTAGCTTATTTTTTTCAAAGGTGTTATGAAGAACCTCAGAAAGGGGATGCAGCAGTTGGTCAAAGGAGAGGCTAGGATGTCTTCCCATAGAAGGGTGATGGACATTTTGCAAGGGGAAAGGGATTATGTAGATTTACCCGACCCAATAAAAGAATGGGAAGAGTTTAACAGTTATCTAAGAGAAAAAAATTTGGTCTTTTGTGAGAATGAATATTGGATATTGATTAAAAATAGTTATATTGATGATCAGCATGTATTGTTTTGTAAATTGCCTTTCTCTTCAGTTTATGAAATTAATAATGACATGATGAAGGCAATGTTAGATATCTTAGGCCCATACGGTTGTTATCATTGGTATATTAATGCCTGTAAAGACAGATCGGTTCCTAATAGATTACATATACATATAAAGTTATGAATGACACAGTTGTTAATTTTTGGTTATAGAATAATGAAAAGATTCATACTCGGGCTAATGCTAAAATATATAACTTTCGAGATAATAGGTCTAGACCAGGGGGGGATGGAAAGACGATGCTATACCGTGCGCTAAGGAAGGTGTGTGGGAGAATGCAGAAGATCAGGTTGGAATAATTGTTAAATGGAGGAGTAGATGAATAGTTATCAATTTAAATGGATAGGTAGACATTATCCTTCTCTATTCGGTTGTTAGTATTTTAATTATTAGTTATTAATTATTAATTATGAATAATTCGGGAAACTGGAATTCGGGACACAGAAATTCGGGAAACTGGAATTCGGGACACAGAAATTCGGGACACAGAGATTCGGGACACTTGAATTCGGGAAACAGAAATTCGGGAGACTTGAATTCGGGAAACTGGAATTCGGGACACAGAAATTCGGGACACTTGAATTCGGGAGACAGAAATTCGGGACACTGGAATTCGGGAGACTGGAATTCGGGAGACTGGAATTCGGGAAACTGGAATTCGGGAAACAGAAATTCGGGACACTTGAATTCGAATCAACCGACGGTAAGAATGTTTAACCGAGAGACAGGGATGACTCATAGTGAGGTCGAAAAATTAATCCCTAAATTCTTTTATTTTGATGCGATAGAATGGGTTCAGGAAGAGGTTATGACCGATGAGGAAAAAAGAGTATATCCATCATATAAAACCACTGGTGGCTACCTTAAGGATGTCGCCTACAAAGAGGCATGGCGGAAAGCGTGGAATAAAGCTGGGGAAGATGATAGGAAAAAGGTTCTTAAGCTACCGAATTGGGATAATGATATATTTAAAAGAATCACGGGGATTGATATTGAAAAGGAGCTAAAACCAAAACGTACAATTGAAATTGATGGTAAGACCATAAAACTTTCCAAAGAGAGTTATGCTAATCTCAAGAAACAGTTGGAGTAGTATTTTAGTTGTGACAACAACAGAAAATACACAGAGGTATAGCAACTCAAGGGGAGAGCAAACCAACTATAAACCTGTCCGACTAGATGATGATGATGCAGGTTCAGACACAAATTCCAATTAATTTATTTTATTTATTATTTATTTATTCGCAATGAGTAAAGGACAAAAAGTTATAGAATTATGGCAAGAACTCGAATCCATAATAGGGGGCAAAAGTCTTATTGAAGAACTTAGAAGCATGCCAATGTCTGAATTAGACCTTAAATTACAAAGTGATGATTTAAAACAAATCCTTACTAGAATTCCAGAATATTTGAGATTGAAAAACATGGCAAGATTTGAGAAAATGAGACAGTTTAAGGAGATCAAAAGAAAATTAAAAGAAACGGATGGTTTCATTATGTTATCATTAGATAACAATGAATATAAAAACAAGGAGATGAGGGAGGCTGCATTGTATACGAATGAAGCGCACATGGCTCAGGCTGAAAGAATGGATAAATTGGAAGTGGAATTAGAGGGATTACAAGAAGAATACTGGATCTATAAAACATTAGAAAGTAACCTAAAGTCTTTAGCGGATTTGAAGGTGCAGGAATTGAGATCTTTGGGGTAATGTTTACCCCTTGACACAGGGTGTATATTATTGTATAATATATTATTAATTAAACTTAGAATTGAATGGAAGATTTGGAATTAAATGGCAATAAATTGAAAGAGGTTAATGGTAAGAGGTTGTCTACCTATGAGGCTAGTAGGTTGCTAGATATTAGTCGTAAGCGTGTTTGGGAACGAATTAAAGTGTTTGTTGAAACAGAGGGGAAGCGAGGGATGGGTGGTATTTATGATGAACATATGAACCAATACTACACTACATTTGATGATGTTGTAAAATATGATGAACATCGAAGGGCTCTGTATCCAGGTATGTTTAATTAAGCAAAAAAATAAAAAAATAAATAAATGAATAATAAAAGAGAGAATCATATATTTCATTTTGTTTTTCGAAATGGTTTTCAAGTGAGTAAGGTTTTGACAGGGGAAACATACAAAGATCTAATAACTTTGCTAAACAAAAGTAGGATTGGGGATAAGGACTCTATAAATTTTATATCTGAGGGGGAAAGTATAGGGATTGTGTGGGGTGATGTAGTATATTATAGCTTTTCAAAAATTGATGGGGAAAATATCGAAAAAGTTACGGGAAAAGATATGTGAGAAATATAGTTTTTGTTGTGTAGTCTGTGATGGGTGGCTATATAATGAACCGTGGGGAGTTCACCACTTGAAGAAGAGGAGTCAAGGTGGAGAGGATACTTTGGAAAATTTGGTTCCTTGTCACAATAAATGCAATTCTTGGATTGAGGATTTCCCGCGAGAGGCTAGGAGGCGAGGTTTTGTAATTAAAAGTTGGGAGAACCCATGAAATTAACAATTAAGAAAAAACTAACACATCTAAGTGCATCTCAAATCTCTCTATATGAGCAATGCCCTTTATGTTATTATTATCAATATCTCTCAGGAGAGGATAGAGAGCGAGGATTTACACCATATTTTTCGATAGGATCTACATTTCATCTAATTCTTGATAGTTTGGGACAAGGGAAAACTTTGGAGGACTCTTTGGAGATAGGGAGGGAGGATTTTGATAAATATAAAAGAAGATTAAGTGGTTCACAAAGGGGTGAAATGTCTATACTGATTTGGAATTTAAAATTATATCACGAGTATGAATTTTTAAAAAACAAGCAAGATATTATAAGCACCGAAGAAGAAGTTAAAGTAGTTGTCCCAAATCTTCCTATCCCTGTTGTTGGGTATATTGATGTAGTTTTACGCACGGGAATTCGAGACTATAAAACGGTAGGGAGAAAGGGTTTTAGTCCTGACAAATGGCAAATGTATATTTACAGTTTGTGGTATCAGCAGAAGTATGGAAAATTGCCAAGAACTGTTGAGTATGTTTGTTTTTCAAAAGTAAATACAGGTGAAAAGGATGGTAGGTCTAAAGGTTATTGGATAGAGAGAGTTAAGGTTAATAGGGAGAACTTGTTATTACAACAAGCTCAAATATTGGGGGTATATCAGGCAATAGAGAAAGGAGTGTTTTACCCAAAACAGGCTCAATCATGCAAATATTCAGCATTCAAGGAAGAGCACTTGAGATTTGCAGAAGATAAATTAGATTTTAAGTTTGATTGATGTTAATTAAAAAGAAGAGTCCAGAAGAGGTCGGATTGTTAGTTGAACTACGAGGTCCAATCGCCATTTTTGTTAAACATACTAATATTTTAAGGGGTAAGGCTGAGGGGCAACGAATGGACTTAAAGAGGGGGAAATCTTTAATTATGATTCATCCTGACCATGTGAAGGATTTGGTGGAAACATTGCGTGAATATCCAGAGGTAGCTAATATTTATCAAGTGAAAAATGATGAAGCAAGAAAGGCAGCAGGGTATTGAGTGGATATTAATTATTCTTTTTTGGTTTACTGTTGCATTTGGCCTAGGATGGTTATTAGCAAACAGAGGGAATAAAGATGCCAGGGAGTTTTGGGAATATTTAGAAAGCACTTGTTCGCAAGATAATCCTGAGCTTATTTTGGGAAAAACGGTTCTTTCAAATGGGAATCTAGGTTATGAGGTGAAGTGTAAAGTTGATTAATTTTATTTTTTATTTATGTTAATTGATGAATTATCAAAAGGTTTTCGCCGTGATTGTATTAGCTCAGGCTTTTCTTGCTGTTTTTACGGTAGGATTGATAACTCACTCAGGGGCTCGATCACAATCTCAAAACGCAGTTGAAATCCAGGACGGAGATTGTTTCTCGGACCGTGGAGGTATGGTAGAGAGAGAGGGTATCATGTATTGTACAGCTCATTGCATAACTAAGGAACGGTTAGTTTGTCATAATTGGGTAATTGAGGGGGATATAGCAACATGTATTGAATTTGAGATATTTACAAGATTATATTGTAATGGTGAAATTAATGGTGAATGTGTAATGAGTCCAGCTGAACCTAGTGGGGATATTTGGGAATGAAAAGCCCAGAACATGATAGTCAAGCGACGTTATTTACATGGGCCAATCTGCAGTCGGGAAAATACCCTGATCTAAAATTGATGTTTGCCATACCAAATGAAAGCTATGGAGGGACCCGAAGAGATATGATAAGGGGTCGTAGGCTAAAGGCGGAGGGACGTAAGGCAGGTGTTCCTGATATCTTTTTACCAATTCCGAAATTTTCTTATAATGGATTGTTTATTGAGATGAAAAGCAAAAAGGGTAGAGTTAGTGATAGGCAAAAGGGATGGTTAGGTAATTTAGGAGATCAGGGATATAGGTGCGAGGTTTGTTATTCGTTTGAGGAAGCAAAACAAGTTATCTTAGAATATCTAAATAATGAGTAAAAAGAAAGCTTTTTTAGTTTTGGGTGCAAGGAGTACGGGGACTCGGATGTTTACGGAGATGTTGATTCAGGCAGGGTGCTATGGTGATAGTACTCATAAGCAAAGACTTGATGAGTCTTTATATATGAAGCCTGTTACCAGACGATTTACAGTATGGAGAAGAAGCGTTCCCCATTTTGATGACAAGCAATTCATTGACATTGGTGAAATGGTAAGTATGTTGTATGGGTGTGAAATATTTGCTTTTGTAATGGTAAGAGAGTGGTTAGTAATGTTGGAAAGCCAAGTTAGAGCAGGGCATGAGGCTAACAGGGATGATGCCTATAGTCTATCTATGAAAGCTTATAGTCATATCATTAAGGGTTTAGAGGATCAACATTTGAATTGGCAGTTTGTCAGTTACGAAGCACTAGTCTATGGTGGGAATAGTGTATATAATAGGATTTTGAAAAGTCATGGGTTGAATACAATAGATTTTAATGTTAAAGATGAAAATGCTAAATATTATAAATAATTTAATTTATTAAAGCTTAAAATGCAAAAACCCCAAAAAAAGAAAGATAATCTTTCTAAAATTAATGTTGTTTTAAGAGGGAGGAAGGAGTTTGAGACATTGTTCGCAAAAAGTGGCATGTTTGATGGGTCTAAGTTGGACCATCATCCCCTTTTGGTTTTTGTTATTGAGCAAGACAAAGTTAGAGTAGAGATTGAGAAAACTTCTAATGATTTATTAAAATATGAAGATAATGTACAGGTGATGGCGCAATGGGGTGAGAAATGGAGATCAGATTGGTTCAGATTTACTGTTGGTGATTACAAAACATTCTTGTTAGGTAATTCAACAAAGTCATAATGAACAAAAAAATAGATTGGAATAATGTTGATCCTGTTGATGTGAAAACTGAGGATGGTAAGAAGACCATTAAATATATCTATAAGGATGAGAGAAAGACCTGTGAGGGTTGTATTTATTTACAACTCAAAGGTTGCAGTAAGACCAATATTTTAACAATAAAGAAAGATGTTGCAGGTAATGATAAATATCAAAAGGCATGTATTTTATATATCAGCAAGGAAGAGCCGTAAAGAAAACAACCAAAAAGGATTTTGAATTATATAAGTAATATTGTAAGGAATTCATTATAATTGGGAGGTATTTTATTCCCATGGGGAGGATATTGAGGGGAGAGGTGCAATACACATAAAATAGATAATTTAGCACAAAGTAGGTACTCTAGTGAGGAGGAAATCGGTGAAGCTATAGAGGAGACAAATAGAAAAATTGATAATATAATACAAAAATTGGGGATATTTATCAAAATAGAGTCTCATGTTGCCACAAAAGCCCAGAGATGATAATATAATAACAAGAAGTTTAAACTTTGTTTGATTAAAATCCGGAAATGGGTAATAAAAAGCTCCAAAGATTAAAATGGAATACAAAAAGTATCCTAATTAGTGAACTTTCTAAGCTAAAAGGAAATCCTCGAACTATTTCAAAAGAACAGGTTGAGTTTTTAGAAAAAGATATTAATGATTTGGGGCTATTCCGTCCTTTAATTATTAATTCTGAAAATGTAGTTATTGGAGGAAATCAAAGATTATTGTACTTGAAAAAGAAAAAGGTTAAGCAAGTAGAAGCATCCTATCCAAATCGAAAACTAACTGAAAGTGAGCAAAAGCGCATTGTATTATTAGATAATATTCATAGAGGGGATTTTGATTTAGATGTTCTGGTTGAAGATTTCTCAGAAATTCTAAATGAATTTGAATTTGATATTGAATTGCCTCAGGATATTGATTATTCCGAGAAAAACAAAGAAATAGAAGAAGATGAATTAGAAGAAGATCGTGTTGTTAAGTTTAAATATAATGATCAAGACTATTTTAGGGTGTTGGGGTTATTGTCACAATATACGGAGGAGTATCAACTTGATAATGAGCAATTATTAATTAAACTATTAAATGAAAGATCATAAATTCCCTTATAAATGGAAATTAAGAAATGGGTATCCATCTTCTAAAATAAGGTTTCATTCAAAGAAGGTTTACAGTACATTTGCTTGCGGTGGTGGGTCGACAATGGGGTATAAGCTTGCAGGATATGATGTGATAGGCGCAAATGATATTGACCCTAAAATGGCAGAGGTATACAAAAAGAATCATGACCCTCAATTTTATGATTTATGTCCTATTGGGGATTTACTAACAAAAGAATTGCCAGAGCAATATTATAATCTTGATATACTAGATGGTAGCCCTCCTTGTTCAACATTTAGTATAGCGGGAAAGAGGGAGAGGGTTTGGAAGAAAAATAGGCAGTTTAGAGAGGGACAGTCGAAGCAAGTTTTATCAGATTTGTTTTTTGATTGGGTGGATTTAGTAAAAGAATTGCAGCCAAAAACAGCAATAGCAGAAAATGTAAAGGGTATGGTAATAGGAAACGCCAAGGCTTATGCTAAATTAGTTGTACAGGAGCTTGATAAAGCAGGATACAGTGTCCAATTGTTCGTATTGAACGCCGCTAGCATGGGGGTTCCTCAAAAAAGGGAAAGAGTTTTTTTTATTTGTAGACGTAGGGATCTAAAGTTGCCCAAAATAAAATTAAATTTTAATGAAAAGTCTATACCTTTTAAAAAAATAGAACAGTTAGGTATTAAGCGAAAACTTATTACGGGGGATTATATTAAGGATTTGTGGGATAAAACATTAAGTAATGGGCGGGCATTGGTTAGTGCAGGCAATACATTTGGGTTTCTATATAAGTGTTTACCAGAAAGGGTGGTTAATACCATTACGGCAGGTGGTAGTTTCGTACACTATAATACTCAGACTTATATATCTGATGGGGAATTATCTGTAATTGGTACGTTTCCACAGGATTATCAGTTTCTAGATAATAAGGCACAATATATAATAGGAATGTCTGTTCCTCCTATTATGATGGCACAGGTTGCACATCAGGTTTATTTACAATGGTTAAAAGATATATAATGAATATTAATCAATTGTCTGATAACGTCCAGAAATTTGAAGTTAAAGCAGGGATGTTGAAATGGGTTGCGGCGGCTTGTTCACCAAATTCTGCTCCAACAATATATGGTATAGCAAGACATTTGTCCTTGATAGAGTATTCACGAAAAGAAGGTATAACAATTGATCAGGCCAAAGCAATATCTGGACATAATGAAAAAATACAAAAGATTATAAATAGGGGAATGTTAAAATGGGATAAAAGATGGTACAGATGGAAAAAGGATCCTTTGTTTATGCCTTGGTATATGGATGAATTTAAACGAATGATGGGGGAAAATGAAATATATCTCGATAAAGTCGGTATGATGAAATCGGCCTCAGACTTTCGTTACTGGGAAGCAATGCAAATGAAATATGCAGGATTTTCCAGAAAAGAGGATGTAAGGAATACGAATGTTAATCCACAGATACATCATCATATGAGTGATGTAAATAATATAGATGATATTATGAAAAAATATGATGTTGAAAACAGGGCCACAGAAACTTACAAAAAAAAGTCAAAGACTACTAAAGTACCAGTTGGCTAATGATAGACAATTCTTTTTTGAATATATGTTTCCTCATTACCAAAAGACAAGTAATACGCCTGATTTTCATAAAGAATGGTTTCATCTGTTGGAAACAGAACCCAAGCTAGGTTTAATAGCTCCTCGCGAACATGCTAAAAGTACAATTGTAAATATGTCAGATAACATATTTGATATATGTAATCATGGGTTATCGGTTCATGAGCCATATATTGTTATATTTTCGGATTCAGGTCCACAGGCGGTTGAGCATTTAGATAATATTGTTCGGGAACTCGAAGGGAATGAGCGTCTCATAGAGGTGTATGGGAAGTTGTATGAGGGTAAAAAAAGGCAAAGAGGTAAGACTAAATGGACAGAAGATACTATCATTACGACAAATGGTGTTAGGGTTATTGCTAGAGGGTGGAGATTTAAGGCTCGTGGTATGAGAACGGGAGAGGAGAGGCCTAGTAAGATAGTCATTGATGATATAGAGAATGATGAAGACGTTATATCTCCTACGTTGAGGAGAAAATTGAAAATGACATTTGAAAGGAAAATTCTTAATTTGGGTTCTCAGAATACTAAGTTCCGAATTATTGGAACAATCTTACACAGAGAGTCATTACTGAAAACTGAGAGCGAGGATCCTCGTAAAAATTGGAAATGGGGAATGTATAAGGCGATGGATGAAAAGGGGAAAATTTTATGGGAGGATTGGTGGACTAAAAAGAGATTAATAGATAAAAAAGAGGAGTTGGGGTCTTTGGCATTTGCACAAGAGTTTTTGAATGAGATTCATGATGATGAAACTTCCATATTTAAACAAGATTGGGTTAAATATGCCAAGGATGTTGGGAAGGACTATGTTTTATGGAGTAGATTTGATACTACAAAAAGCCCTTTTGAACCATTATGGATTGTGGGGGGGGTAGATCTTTCAACTGGAGTTGGCAGGGATTATTTTTCTTTTGTTACTCTTGGGGTTGGCAAGGAGACGGGAACTCGTTATTTGTTGAATGTGATTAGAGGTAAACTGACTCCTGCACAGCAAAGGGTATGTATTGAAGACCAATATCATAGATTCAATCATTATGCTATAATGGTTGAGAGTAATTCCTTCCAAAACACGTTAACGATCGATATGAAGGAACAAACAAGTGTACCAGTACAAGCATTTACGACAACCAGTGAGAAGTTTGACCTTGTAATGGGGATAAACTCATTAGCAGTATTATTCGAAAACAAAAAATTCATGATACCATCTAATAAGTCTGATGCAAGAACTCGAATTATGACGGGTCATTTGACAGAAGGATTATTAAGTTATCACCCTGAAAGTCATACAGAAGACTCGGTAATGGCTTTGTGGTTTGCGAATACGCTTGCAAGGGAGTTGGAAAAGCAGTATGCTAGTGTAGGCTACGAGGCGCAACATAATTTATATAAGCTAGACGGATCAGATGAATATAATTGAAAGAATTAAGAGAAACCCCCTGAACAAATATATCGCACAAAAGGCTAGCAATGGCTTACAGACTATTTCAGAGGTGAAATTAATAAATCGTAACTATATAATGAGTTCGGTTTTCCAAAGATTACAGAATTACTTTGATTTATATGCAGCCTCCCCCACGATTGACGAAAGTAAAGTTAATTACTTTTTGGCTAGAGCTCTATACAAGGGGACCGTTATCACAGATGATAAGGGGATTAAATATGGCAGTGAATACCTTTTATCGGCTCCATTTGCAAAACCCATTGTAAATGCAATTGCTGCTTTTTTACTAAACAATATCTTTAAAGTAGCCTATGAAGATGGTCAATTTGAGGGTCATGAGGATTATGTTAATTCATGGATAGAGTCAAGGAGTACGGATATTTTTAAGCTTTTGGTTAAATCAATGACAGAAGGTGATTCGTATGTCCTTATTAAGAATGAATTCGATGCCCCATTGGTTAGGCTAAAGCCTGAATTAGTTGAAAAGGTGGTAAATCCCGCTGATTATACAGATGTATGGGGGTATAATGTTTCTAATATTGTATATGAGGGGAATGGTATAGATAATGAAGGTCAAAAAAAGATTATGTACAAGACATTGTATCGAAAGTATGCTCCATATGTAGTAACAATTCGTTCTGAAAAGGCAAATGATCATGTAATCGTAAATGTTGATGGGAATGCTACTGAACAACCGTATACTAATCCTAATTTCTATAGTGAGAGATTTGCTTTGATTGATGATTTTGATGATTTATTTAATGTTAACTCAGAAGAAAGGCCATTACCTATTGTTCATTTCCCTAACGAGATGGATGAGCAATCTATTTACGGAGAAAGTGAATATAGGAATTTATACTTTTTATTTCTTCGCTATCACCAAGTATTCGACAATGCGATTAAGAATAATGTATTTAATTCTGTTAGCACACCGTACGTTTCAGGCATTACCAACATGGATGCGTTTCTAAAAGAAAATGGTGTGTTTGATAAAGAGACGGGAACCTATAAATTCGATTTAAGGGCAGGGAAAATGGTTATGGGTGGGGAGGGGTTTGATATTAGAATGATCCAGTCAGCTTCTACGGTAGAATCAGCGGAAAAGTTATTAAATCTTATTTTCTGGTTAATAGTCCAAGCTTCTGAAATACCTGAATTTGTATTTGGAACGGCAGTACAAAGCACGAATGCTAGTGTTAATAACCAAATGCCTGTTATGGTAAGGAAAGTGAAGAAAAAGCAAAAAGAATTTTACAATCCTGTGAAGGAGCTGGTAGAATCAGCTGTTTATTATATGGGTATAAATGGAAACACAGGAGTAAAGGTTGGGGATTTTAAGGTAGTTTGGGGTGATATATTAGGTGATGATATGGAGTCAAGAATTAAATTAGTTAATTTATTAGATTCTCTAGGATTGGCTACTGATAGGACAAAAGGAGCAATTGTAGGATTGGACAAATATGTTGCAAGTATAGATCAGGAAATAGAAAATGCTGGTAAAGAGGCACGGGAAAGATTTGAGCAATTTGAGTATGCAAGGGTTAAAACTCCTGAGGAAGTCAAAGAGGCTGAAAAGGAAGTAAAAGAGATGATCAAAAGTGAACAAAAGAAAGTCGATATTAAAGGTTTGGTTAATAATAAAGTGAAAGAGCAGATGGAGGCCACTCAATCTAAGTTATTAGAGGTATTGGGAGATAAGCTGTGAGTATATTGAATGACTTCGGTTACAACATTCAAGTTATTAAATCCTTAAAGAAAATAAAGGATTCTATTAGTACCTATATTTCTTCTGAGATTTCCAAGCTAAGGGAGAAGGATAGCAAGCAAGATGTCAAAATCATTCAAAATGAAAAGGATATCGGCAATCTTGGACTTGAGGTACAAAGGATAGATAATAAAAAACAAAAAGTCCCAATCAAGGGTCAAGATTATTTTACTCAAAAAGAACTTGACGAGATTAAACAAGAGATTACACCAAAACATTCCATTGATTATTTCACAAGCGAGGAATCAAGAAAGTTCAGAAAAGATATAACCCCTCAAAAGGGGAGGGATTATTTCACCAAGTTGGAATTGGCAGAAATCAAGAAAGAAGTAACACCAAAAAAGAATGTTGACTATTACGATGGTAAAGATGGTGCCCCGGGGATGCGGGGAGAGACCAGAACCTTCATAGAGGAAAAAGAATTATCCCCTGATGAAATTAAGGAGAAAATTGTTCAAATAAAAGATACAAGGTGGTTTGACTCTAAATTTATTAAAAATTTGCCAAAGCCACAAGTAGTAAGGGGTGGAGGCAGAACGGTTATGACTCAGATTCAGAAAGGTGATCCTAAAGAAACTTGGTATGTTTTTGACAATGTGGCAGAAAGGGATACATTTTTTATAGCTAATCCAGACCTTTTGGTTGAGGATATATTGATATGTATTAAGGATACCACACCTCCACCAACACCAGGAGTGAGGAGTTTGGATTTTTCAGAAACTTACAATTCACAGTATAAACTTATTTTATCTATTTAATAATTAAATCATGGCGGATAATTATACTTTTCTCGATTCTGCAGAAGTGGAAAAGACAGCGGCCGCACAAGATATAGGCGGTGGTGTATTGGCAGGGAAGGTGCTAATGATAAACACTAGTGGGGAACAGTTATCATTCTCCCCACTGTTGGATATATCTAGAGGGCTTATCACGGGGCTTTCGTATGTGAATAAATTTGGGCGGGCTGATGACGTAGATACAGGAAATTATTCTGCTATATGGGACGGGAAACGAACGGGTGGCGACTATCCTAATGCGGATTATACAACTCCTTCAAACGTGGGGACTACTTTTTACATTAGTTCTTCTGATAACTCCGATACTCAGACTTATGAAGTGCAGGGATTGGATGCTAATTTTGATCCACAAACCATAACGGTTACCAATGCAGGAAATACAGTTACCCCTATAATTTCAGGGGGAACGGAGAAATGGACTCGTGTTTTCAGAATTAAAAATACAGGAACAACCGATAACGCAGGAATAATCTTTGTTGCCTCGGAAGATAATCATACGAGTGGAGTACCTGATGATTCAGCGAAAATAGTAGGTATGATCAGTATCGAAAAAAACCAAACATTGATGGCTATTTACACTGTGCCAAACGGCAAAACGGCATATATGTTGCGTAACTATATCAGTTGTGGAAGGGGTGAGGATTTTGAGGTAGAGATGTTGGCGCGTTCATTTGGAGGTGTTTGGCAGGTCAAGGATCACCAGCATCTATACCAGATGAATATTCAGAATTCTTTCACGCCTTACCCTAAATTCACGGCAAAAACAGATATAAAAGTAATGGCAAAGTCACTGTCAACGACTGATAAACCAGTTAGTGCAGGATTTGATTTAATTTTAGTTGATGATTGATGTCTTTAGTATTCCAAAGGTATAACGGGACGGAATGGATAACAGAATCAGAGGGTGACACTTCTGGTTCAAGTAATCACGCTTCGCTCACTAATCTTTCATGGCTTAATTCACGCCATACGGGAGCGGCTTTGCGGGTTGCGGGTTTTGATGCAGATGGTAATGCGGTTGAGGTTGATTATGCAAACTGGGATATTGCTTATACTCATACACTCTTAACGGATAACCCACATTCGACAACTAAAGCCCACGTTGGACTGTCGGATGTTCCTAATACCGATTTTACGGCTTCGGTCGCATTGAACACTACTCATAGAGGATTGACTAATAACCCTCATACCGTTACAAATGCACAGGTTGGGCTTGGCAACGTCACAAACGACGCTCAACTGAAAATAGCCAGCAACTTGTCAGATTTGAATAACACAAGCACGGCAAGAACCCACTTAGGATTGGGGACTGCCTCGGTTTTGAATGTTGGGGTTGCAGGTGGAAATATCCCCATTTTAGACGGCGGGGGAAAAATCAACTCGTCTATACTTCCAGCTTTAGCAATATCAGAAACATTTGTGGTTGCAAATCAAGTGGATCAATTAGCTCTAACCGTTCAGGAAGGCGATGTTGCGGTTAGGTCAGATGAGAACAAATCATACATTGCGCTTAATAGTGATAATGCTAATATGGGAGATTGGCAAGAACTACTAACTCCTACAGACTCAGTACAATCAGTATTCGGAAGGCAGGGAGCAGTTACCGCCCAAGCAGGTGATTACACATGGGCACAAATTAACAAAACAACGTCAAATATAGCGGATATAGCGTTGCGCTCACACACGAACTTAACTGATATTGGAACGAACACACACGCCCAAATTGATACGGCTATTACAGCCTCGTCAGCCCATATTGCTGATAATTCACAAGCACACTCAGATTATTTAATTAATAACGGCAATGACTCCACAAGCGGAAGTTTAACAGCCTCTAGTTTTTACGTGGGCAATGGTGGCTTTACTGGGATTTCTGGTGATGTTGGTTGGTTGTATGACTCCACGAACGGAGATATTTCGACGACGGGCAAGGTAGGAGTCGGCACGGATAGTCCTAGTGCGAAATTGCATGTACTGGAATTGCAAAACAAGCTCGGTGCGGCACTTGGGGCATATCAAATAGTATCAAAAACTGCCGGCATCGCAGACGCTGGCACGCAAGACTTCTCAAACAATAAATATTTGGTTCGAGATAACACGACATCAACTGATTGGACAACTGCAAGATGGCATGATTCGATTGGGGTACAAAGCTCATTTTTAGTTCCAGGAACAAATTCAAGAGTATGGTGGGAACGCGACCCCAACAACAACATACAATCTTGGGGGAACGGATCTGATACGTACTTGACAATCAATGATGGCGACGTGGGAATCGGCACGGTTGACCCTCAGCACTTACTTGAGGTTAGCGCCTTGGGGACATCTAGTGGTACAGGTATCCCACAACTATCGGTACACAACTCGTTTAGTGGGACTTATGATGCTCCTAACACTCCTATGGCTGAGCTGCTATTCAAAAGTAATGATTTGTCTGGGGGCTGGTCTGCTAACTCTACAAGAGCCAAGGTTTCTGCAATCGTAACGAGCAATCTTTTGGGATCGCGTACTAGTCTTGGTTTTTATACATCGTCTGATAATTCCTTGTCTCAAGGCATGATACTTACCCACAGCGGCGACGTGGGAATCGGCACGGGTAGTCCTGATACGAAGCTACATGTCTCAAGTACTCATGGGGAACTTTTGAGGCTTGAAGCCAGGACCACGGGAACTCCTGCCAATTATGTACAATTTGAAGACGCGAATGGGATAAGTTCCTATGTTGGTCATGCCTCTGGAAGTAACAATGCCTTTGGTATAGTGAATCAAAAAAATGATTCCCTTTTCTTTGGTACAAATAGTATTGCACGAATGACTATAGACAACGCTGGCAACGTAGGAATCGGCACAACTAGTCTAAATTACAAATTACAAGTCAACGGCACACTTGCACCTGAAACAACACGACAGGATTTAGGAACAACGGCTTTGAGATGGGATGGATTCCTTGGTAGTGCTAATGTTGGCAATAATTTAACAATGGCTAACGTTGTGGGTAACAGAATTATACATACAGCCAAAAGCGATTATGACAAAATCAGAGTGTGGAGTAGTGGAAGTTACACTATCGGGATGAAGTCTGCGCAAACATTTGGAGATTTAAACGACTATGCAATGACGTTCACTATGAATAATGACGCTGATAGAGGCTTTCTGTGGCGGGACTCGGCTGATTCTGCTAGTGATGGAGCAATGAGCTTAACCACGGGGGGAAAGTTACACGTCAAGACACACGTAAAAACACCAAAACTGAGTAGCAGAAGTGGAACGCTATACCTACAATCTGCAGGAACAACAAAATTAGAATTAACAACAACAAAAAACAATAATAAACAGCGTGCTAAATTCTCAGGAGGGACTGAAAGTAGTGGGGGCAATCATGGGATAACGGGAGAGTTGCTTGTTAGTGCTGGTGATGAAGTAACGTGGTATATTGAGGATGGCTTGATTATTGATGTCGAAGTGGGGGGTACAGGGGGATGGACATAATGAAAAAATATCAAGAATGGAATAAAGAAGACAAGGTAAAATTGTTGAAATTGTTGAAAAAACAAATTGAATATTACGAGGTGGATAAAAAATATTACATATGCGGTAGTAGGATATGTGATTACTATACAAATGACAGTGATATTGATATGATGGTTGTTGTGGAGTTTAAGGATTATTGGGATGGGAGAAGGAAAAAGGATCGGGGCACTTTTCGTTTTAAAGGTAAGAGGTGTTCTTGGATAGTCCAGAAGAGAAAAAATGTACGGGGTAAAAGCAAATGGCGTTATTGGGGGAAGTGGCATCTTCCAAGGATAAATATGGAAACGGGGAAATATTACGAAGGTAAAGATTTAGAAAAATACATAAAAGAGAGGAAGTCAGATCGTGTTTAATCTATTAAAATAAATCATGAAGAATATAAATGCAAAAAAGGTGCTTCAATTTAAGGTAGACGAAAGGTTACTACAGGAGACTGTTAATTATTTAGGGACTCGTCCATATATGGAAATACATAGGCTTATTATGGCACTACAACAATGTCAGCCCCTCATTGAGAATCCACCTGAAAATACACAAATAGATAAACCTATCAAGAAGGAGGGGCCAGGTACCAGTTGAGAGTGGGTATTAAATTTACAATATTATTTATCAATGGATCAATTGTTTACAGAATTAACACAATATGGGATGAATGGCCTATTCATTGGTTATCTGATTTATGATTCACAGAGGCGCGAAAAAAGAGCTAATGATCGTATGGATATTGAGAGTAAGCGTAGCAATGAGTACCTTGAAACATTAAGTAAAATAACAGGACAACTAGAAAGTTTGTCTCGCAGTAGTCAAAGACAAGAGGTTAAGAATGATAGGGTTTTAGAGAATGTTCGAGATTTTATTAAAACTATAAAGTGAGTATATATGAAATAAATTTAATTAGTTGGATGATTTCTTTGGTCCCTACGTTGTGGGTTCTTTTTTTAATTGTTGGGAGTATATACCGACGATTCACCTATACGGGGTTATTGATGTTATTGACCTTTGGAGGTTTCGGGTTATTTTCGTTATCTTCATTGTGTGTGGATATCTGCATGTACTTAAAATTAGATTTCGGGATGGACTTGAAGCTATTATCAGTGTATAGAAGATTGATTTCGGCATGGGTTACTACTATAATTAGTTCGGTTTATTTATTTATTAAATATTCAAAATGAAAAAAGCAGAACGTACAATTGAGGATGCAAGGAAGGCAAAACAGGCAGTTAAGTTCTCAAAAGCCCTATTAAGTGAGTACGCAAAAGCTCAGAAGGGTGAAGATTTGAAAGGGGGTGATAAAGATGAGTAGATTTCCCTATGTATTAGTTGCGGATAAAATTGGTAATATTGGAGGACATGGGTATTTGGATGCATCTAGCATTACTGAGCATCATGCAGGAGTTCAAAGAGTGGATGGACAAATTCCCGCCATTGAAATCATGAAAGCTTATTGTTCATACCATAAAGGACATATGCCATACCATGTTTTTATTCCGTTTGACAGCAAGGATAAAAATATCTATATATCTCAATGGCTCAACCAGAAGTTGTGGCATAACAATAATGGAGCAGCTAATGCAGATGCTCTATCTTTATGTGTTGATGGGAACTTTGATGAACAACAGCCATTAAATATCCAATTGGCGAAAATGAAGCAGTTTCTTGATGACATCCCTAATTGGTTTAAAGATAATGGATGGATACCTGAAATTCATGATATCAATCCTCGTGATAATAAGAAGATGTTGACGTATTGGTTCGGGAAAACAGTTCATGTCTTACATTCTCACCAAGAGGTAGGAAAAACTTATACTGCGTGTTGTGGTAAAAATTTAATTCCAAAAATGATTGAATATCGTACCAAGGGGGGTAAGGTTGATTGGGTATCACCACAAAAACCAGCCTGTGAAGAAAGTCTGAAAAAGTGTAATCTTGAAAAGGAAAAACTAGCCACAAGCTTGAAGAAAGTCAACATTGACCTGAAAACTTATAAGGAGGTTAGTTTGAAAAGAAAACAGGAAATAGAGAGGTTAGAGAAGGAAATGCAAGCCATCGTTATTCAAAATGATGTAATTGTGGGGGATTTGAGACGTGAAATTAGAGAGGGCGAAATTAAAATTGATTTTCAAGCACTAACTATTGAGAAATTACAAAAAAACAGTACAGCACTGAAAGAGGCAAATCAGAATCAAGTTGAAAAAATAGAAAGACAGGCAAGTGAGATTACGAAACTAAAAAAGGCATTAAAGAGATGTCAAGACGGGGTGGATTGTGATCTTGGTAAATTATTAAAACAATTTGTTAAGTTTATTTTATCAATATTCAAAAAATGACAGACGTAAGAATGGTGCAAGAAAGGGACACGCGAATTATCAAAAAGGAGGATGTGAAGATTGGGGGATATTTAATCTCATCTGCAAGTATTACAGCAATACTTGTTATGCTATTTCCCAGATTAGATCAGGAAGTTGTTGGTTTAATGGCAATTGCTATGCCTGGACTAATTAATATCCTGTTGATATTGGGTAAAAGATTGTTGGCGAAATATGATTTAGTATAGAGGATAGACTTGATAGGAAGGCAAAACGATTGGGCTATCAAAATATTAAGAAGTAATTTAAAAGAATTTTGAAATGGCTACACAACAGCTACCAAAAGAGGTCCGTGGGGGAATGCGTAGAATGATGATGGCTATTGATAGTATATACGAACATCTGACAGATGATTTATTAAAAGTTATTATTAAAATCAAATCTGAGGCTGATTTAGAATTCTATAAACCCGAACTTCACTCAATTATTACACAAGCTGGTAAGGACACAGAATATTATATTGGCACATATTCTAAGTTTAGTGCGGATTTGGCTTTGACACGGAATTTAAGAGATTTCAAACAACTTCGAATTGATACAAAATTACCCGATTCATGGGGAGATTATCTAAAAATAATGAATAATATGGTCCGTAGGGATATGACATATTATACATTGCATCGGTGGAACGATGGGAAAAACTTGACTGATAGAATCAAAACCATTATTCACGGAACTGAACAAACCGTTGAAAGTTTGATCAAGTTGGGGATAAGTGAGGGTGAAGATGCAATATCGCTTGCTAAGAGGATTGCACAATATATTCATCCTGATAGACGAAGTAAGGTGGTAGCTCCATGGTCAATTATACGAAGAGAGAAAGGTTTACCAGTATCTTTTGTGCCTAAGAAGGTTCCTGCGGGGGCGGTAGATTTTAATGCTTATAGAATAGCTAGAACAGAAGTTGCTCAACATTACCGCTGGATGACTATTGATTCTTCAAAGAATTTGGATTTTGTAGTGGGTTGGCAATGGATGTTGAGTGGTTCTCATCCTGTTCCTGACATTTGTGATGATTGGGCTGGGTATGATGAGGGATATGGACCAGGGGTCTATACTGACCCAATAGCAATCTCACTGTTAGGCCATCCTTTTTGTCTATGTTTTGTTCAAACAATAACGGCATTTCATAGACAATTTAAAGAATTTTATAAAAAAGCTAGAGAGGAAATGAATCTTTCGGATGGGGTTTGGGGTGCGATTGGATACAACAGTTGAAAAGAAGACCAATATCTGATATATTAAGTCAAATAATCTAATTATCTAAACCTCAATAATGACGGAAACAATCAAATGTCTTAAGGGTGGGTGTGTAAGAATTGTTGCACATAAAAATGGAAAGTTGATCAGTATGAAGAGAGGGGATCACCACTTTCAAATGTTAGGTAATAATTATTCATTAATTGCAACATGCCCTGACAAAGAATGTGCCACAAGGACAAGTATAATAATGAAGGATGGGAAGTTGAATAGTGATGATTTAGAGGTTAATCCATTAAATAAAATTAGTAAAAAGAAAGATGGAGAAGCAGAAAAACCTAAAGGTGGAGAATCGAAAGGGGAAGGCGGAAAATCCTAAAAAGACAGAACCAAAGAAAAAAAACCCTAAGGTTGGCGTAAAAATCACACTCAAGAAAACAAAGATTAAGAAAGTTAAAGCTGAATCGGTTCCAAAGCCAACTTATGATACAATAGGTATTGAAAAGAAGCTGAATTTGAATCAATTTAGAGGTAGGATCGTAACAATGGCAGAAGACCTTGTTGTTCCTGATTACATTAAGTTGGTTAAGTTAGATAAATTGCAAAGTTCAAAAGCTTGTTTTGATGAGTTAAAGAGGCGTGGATTTAGCGCAGAATTATCAAAACTTGGTGTTGAAATAGTAAAAAATAATGAGCAAAAAAAATAAGGAGAACCTAGAATCAGCATATTTCTATAGTGAGGAACCTGTAACAATATCAGAGCAAGTGGATAGGGATGAAATTGATATCAAGTTAGCAAAAGATGTTGATGTTGAGAAATTGATAGAAGGTGACAAAGATCCCATGTTTGTTACGGCAGAGGCGATGAATGAATTTATTACTGGGAATCGGAATCATTTTGATGCTACAATACTTGAGGATGTTAAAAACCAAGTATTAGCTAAGAAACCAAACTTGTACCAAGGGCATATAAAAGATGAGGATGAATCCACAAGGACTCCTGATCCGAAGGTTATTTGGATTGGGGCAGGATTGAAAAAAATAAAAGGGAAGCAACGGTTGTTCACAAAAGGGTATGTATTACCAACAGCAAGAAAGTTAAGAACCTATCTAAAAAAGGCAAATGCATCGGGAAAGGATTTCCCTGTTTCAGTTTACGGGAAAGCCGCAATTAAATATGATCCGATAAAAAAAATAAACCAAGTTAAAAAGTTTGTTGTCCAGAGTATTGATTGGGCCAGAGAATTTAATGAGGGAATACAGCATAAAGCTGGTCTTATGTATCTCACATCGGAGATGAAACAATCTGATGACATATCTAATATTAGTGATGATGAAACTATGGATTATACCAAAGTGACTTTGAAGGAAATAAAGGACAATAAACCTGAGATCCTTGAAGAGGTCAAAACAGCGGAAGTTGAAAGGATTGCCGAAATGTTAAAAGTGGAGCCAAAAAATCTTGATAAAACCATCAAGGAAATGGTTAAGGCAAATAAGGAATATGAAGCAAAAATAAAAGAATTTGAGATTAAAGCATCTCATAGGGTTGCTGAAATGTTCGTTGACGCAAAAGTTAAAAAGAAAGCAATTAACCAAGTCGTAAAAACATTGGTTATTTCAGAGATGGGCAATCTAGAAGACAGAAGTGATGAAGGTGTACAGGCGCATGTTGATAAAGTTCTTGAGACAGAAGAGGTAAAAACCTTACTAAAGGAGCAAAAGGACTCCACAATCATTTCACCGCCAAGGGAAGCTGGTAAAAGCGGAGGCTCAGGAGTGATCGAGATATCTTAATTTATTTGGAGGATATATCATGGCCAAGAATCATGAGATAAGTGACGGTCGTACCGTTCAAATTACTCTTTTGACTACAAAAGAAAAGGGTGATCCTCATTATCTAGAGGGCTTCCACGGAGTGGTTCAAGAAGATGGATCTTCTGGGGATAGCATTTCTTTGGATATTGGGACAAGAGAATGGCAGGTTAATGTTGGTTCATTGACTGCAGCAAAGGGTGATGTTTTATATATTGATACTGATGGTGCCCTGACAAATACGGACACCGACAGATCATTTGGTAAGGTGTCACAGGCAAAGGATAGCAATAATGTCGCACTTGTTATTTTACTTCCACAGGAAGTAGATGCATCTTAACTTTATTTTATTGAGTAAAAATTATGGAATTTGATGAATTAGAACAGTCAGTTTCGAACGCTCAAGAAGTAGCGATGCAAAAAGTATCTGAGATGACAGATTCAAATGATATTAAAATCAATTGGGGAAAGGATCTTAGAGAAGGCAAAACTACTCTTAAAGAGAGTATTACTACCTCTGATGGCGGAAAAGACTATGTTCAAAAAATAACCTACGATGCATATCGTGGGCGAGAGAATGTGAATTTAGTATATAAGAATTTATATACAACTCAGATTGATGCTACGTTTCCTGAATTAATTACTGCGAAAGAAATGGGGCCTGTACAGGTTGTATTCCTTCGAGTAACTGAGGGTGGGTCAGTTAAATTTGGTACACTAAAAGCAGGGGAAGAGGCAGTTGTTAGATTCTATACATATGCATCAGGAATTGAAATCACTGATAATATGATTGAGTATAACAAAACTTGGGAGATTTCAGATGTTGCAGTTGCATTTGGGGAGGCTTATAACCACCTTTTAAATCATTTGCATATGGACCCAATAATCAATGGTACTTACACAACGACTGGTGGGGGATTGGCAGCTCAAAAAGCGGCACAAGAGGATGCGGATAGTCCTGTAGCTCAGTTGGTGGCTTTTGATACTGATCTTGAAACGACTCTAAGAAATGCAATGACAATTTTACCGAAAGGTTCTGCGGTGATTGCTAATTCTGCTGATAAGTTTATTCTTGAAGATGCAATTTTTGGCTCACTTTATAGTGATAATGTGACTCCAACGGTTGTTCAAAGATCTCTTTCACCAGAGGACTTCATTTATTATGATGGAGAGACTGTGAAAGTTGGTGATAAAGAATATGAGTATGGCGGAGTTGCTTCTGGTTTCATTTATATGTTAGTTCCTAAAAGACAGCTCCAAGAGAAGATCAAGCATGACTTGAGGCTTGAAGCTTTAAGTGCGGAACCACGTAGATTGATCGCAGGTGGTCAAGTAGGTGTTACCCGAAGGGCAACTTACTACAAGTTGGGTGGTAAATATGGAGTAATCAAGGTTGATATTGCTGCATAGTAGTGAATATGGCTTTCATAATAGGGGTAGCTCATTTATGGGTTACCCTTTTAACTAATTAGAAAAAAATATGGCAAAGAAAGAAACAAAAAAGATTAAAAAAGGGAAAGATGAGATTCGAGTAACTGATCCTCTTACTGGGGAAGTGACTGCAACCAAAGGATAAATAAATTAATATAAAATATCGTGAAAGATATCATTGTTAATTGGTATGGAACACCTTCTCAAGGGCAAGGCTATTCGGGGCAGAATGAATTATTAGCAATAGCACTGGATCATATAGAAGGATTTGATGTTCATTTCATTTCGCCATCAAAGGTTATTATGAAGAACTTAACCTCTGATGGAAAAAGATTAATTAATAAATCATTTGTATATGGAGATGTAGGTATAACATTGGGTTTTCCCAATTCCTTTTCATCTATAATCAATCGACATAAAATAGGTTTCACGATGTTTGAGACGGATAAATTACCAAATGGTGTTAATTCTGGACAGCCGAATGAATGGTCTGGTATTACAGGACGAGCATCTGACATGTGCAACCTTATGGATGAGTTGTGGGTTCCATGCCAACATAATGTTGACTTGTTTAAAAGAGAAGGAGTCAAAATGCCAATTAAAAAAATGAACCTGGGTTATGATATTCGAATGTATCAAGATGAAAGTGAACGTAGAGCTAAAACACGGAAAAACCGTCCTTTTACATTTCTTATGACAGGGACATTGACAAGTAGAAAAAACCCGGGATATGTTATAGCAGCATTTATGGAATTATTCATGAATGAAGGTCCTGAAAAGGTTAAGTTAATATTGAAAACAACTAGTGGAACATTGAGCCACTTTATTTTTCCAAAGGGGATTAATATTGAAGTGATTGATAAATATGTAACCTCACAAGAGATGAATAGATTGTATGCAGAATCAGATTGCTTCGTTTTTCCTTCAAGAGGAGAGGGATATGGAGTTCCTCCCGTAGAGGCGATGGCAACAGGCTTACCAGCGATTATTGCAGACAATACAGGGATGAGTGAATTTGCTAATGATGAATATAACTACCCGATAAGAAAACATAATAAAGTTCCAAGTGGTAGATTTCCTCAAAATTGGGGTGATGTTGGAAGTTGGTATGATCCAGACTTTAAGGAATTAAAGCAATTGATGAAACATGTTTATAATAATCAAAAGGAAGGGATAGACAAGGGGATGAAAGCTGCAAAATGGGTTAGGGCTAATTATACAATGGAGAATACGGCCCGAAAAATGGCTAAAGATATTCGTTTATTAATAGAAAAAAATGACCAATGAAGAGAAAGTTAGAAATGCCATAGGAGACCCCAAAAAATATAGTGAAGATAATTACATTGCAGATGGTACTACAAAGAGATTTAGACTTTCACATCATAGGGTGGATGTATCTACTATTAAAGTTTTTGTAGAAGATACTGAAACAATAGATTTCACCTCAACGGAAGAGGGGATTATTACTTTCGACACGGCCCCTAATACTGGAAATCAGGTCTTTGTTGAATATAAGTTTTCCGCATTTACGGATACTGAAGTTACTGATTTCATTAATACTTATGGGGGTACTAAAATGGCTAGCATTAAGCTCGTGGAAAGCTTGATGGCTGATACTTCAAGAAGGTTCGATTATAGTACTGGAATGGAGGATATGAAACCGTCCCAGATCTTTGGTCAATTAAAGAAATTAAGGGATGTTCTGGTTGAAAGTTCAGAAGATATTGCTAATTATGGGAATGCCAGGACTATTGAAATGATTTCGGGATATAAGGTGGATGATGACATGCCAGAATATGAGGAGCCATATAATCCACGCTTTACGAATTATTAAGATGAGTAGACTAAGTTTTGCACCACGAATTGGAGATCATGAAGATTTTCAACAACTGATAGATGACAGAGGAGAGGTCTTTATTGTCAAGCAACTAGCATTAGATGATACTCCACAAGCTAATGAGGAACCTGTTTTTATATCATTTAATATGACTGGTTTTTTGTATCAATATAAATCAACAGAAAAAGAGCCACAGGGGTATGGGAAGTTCTCTAGTACTGGTATGTATATTCTTACTCGTAGACGTGATATTGATAATGATGCTATTCTTATTCGTAGGAAGGATGGGTTACGCGGGGAAATTGATGGAATTGAATTATTAACTGAGGGATTTAGTAGAATAAAATTAAAACGGAAAAATTAATGAGTGCCAAAGATATTGCCAAAAATCTAGATAGGGTTCGGAAGAATCGTCAAGCATCGGTAGCTGAGTTGATGTATCTCGCAATGAAGGAGGCTGAGGGAATAGCTAAAAGTTTTGCACCTTGGACTGATAGAACCACCCATGCTCGGAACTCTATCTATGGTAACTCATATAAATTTGGGGATACAATACTTGGTCTGCTGGGGATTGGTATGTCATATGGGATATTCCTTGAACTATCTAATGACAAGCAATATGCAATCATTCACCCAACAGCAATAATCACACGCGCATTTGTTAAACAAAAATTACCTAAAATTAAATTAAAGAAATGAAAAATATTGTTCAAGCAGTAACAGATCATATAAAAGCAGATAGTACGGTTCTAAATATGTTGGCTGAAAATTCAACATGGATTGGAAGAGGGTATAACATGTCCAAGGGAAATTCGATAATTTTGAGAGGAAAAATAAAAGAAAGCACTAAACCAGTTTTTCTAACAGTGGGGGAAGATGTGTCTTCAAGATTGGGGCATTATTCAGAGGAGGGTAGTTTAACTATTCGTGCATATGACAAATTAGCTAGTACTGGATATAATATTAGTACATTAGCATCCTTGTTGAAAGATTTGCTAAACGACACGGTTGTGGAGTACAATGATGGTGAGATCATAAGATACAAGTTTATGTTTGATAGGTATCAACCTATCAGAGAAGATGAGGCATTAAGCCTCTTATATAAGGAGATAACCTTTTCAACCTTAACCCCATAAAGCGGGGCATATATAAAATTAGTTGTAATAGATAATGGCTATAGAAGATAAGATGTATGGGGCTGGTCTTCAGGAGGTTTTCGTAAAACTTGCTGACGCTAGTGAATTTCAGGGGAAGGGGGCAGTTGATGCGTCCGGAGATCCTGAAAATGATGTTGTAAATGTTGATGGTGATGATCAAAAGTTAGCTCGATTTGTTTTCGGACAATCTGAAAGTGTTAGTGTTGTTCTTAATTCAGTTTCATTTGAATTTCTTGAAGCCTTGACTGGTAATACAGTTGCAAGTTCTGCAACAGGAATGGAGATTGAGTTAGGTACCGACAGTGAACAGAATCCACCATTCTCAGAATTGAGAGCTAAATCTTTGGCAAAGAATTCAGATGGAACTTCTGGATATTTTCAAAAGACGTGGTATAAATTCCAAATTACAAGCGTTAAAGTTACCCAGGCGAGTGGTTCGGAATTGAGTTGTGAATTAGAAGGAACAGCATATAAAACATCTGCGGACATTGAAGGTAATGCTTTGACTAATGATGCAATCGCTAAGATTGAACATTGGACGGCTTAAATAGGCTCGAGATTAGAGGGGGTTATTGCGATATTTCCCCCTCTACGAACAATTTAATTTATTAAGAGGACAAAATGGCAAAAACCAAACCTCAGACTAATAAAAAGTTATCAATGGAGCAAATGCAAAAGATAGCAAAAGAAGCTCAGGATAAACAACGAAAAGAGATTGAAGCTCATCAAAAAGAGTTATTTTCTGCAAAAGAAGATGAAGTCCTTTCTTTCGATGATGCTCGCAAACAGTTAGAATCCAAGACGAATTTTCCTATCAAGCTCCCATCGAGCGGGTTGGTAGTTATTTTAAGATTACCTTCCATGTCCAAATTAGTTAGAGATGGTTCTATCCCAAAGCATCTAATGGCGGTTGCTATGAATGTGTCTGGTGGGGGAAGTGCTCAGGATATAGACCCAGAACAAATTTCAAAATTCTATGAATTGATTGATAACATCGTTTGCAAAACAATTGTTAAACCAAAGTTTTCAATGAATCCATCCCCTGAAAACTCAGAATTGGATATTGCTCTATTGAATGAAGAAGACAAAAATATTATTTGGTCATTGATCCAAGGAGGGGTCCCGAATTTAGCTAAATTTCGTTGAGGATGAGGAAGAAACGTTTTTACTGGATTTGGTAGCTCGTAGATATGGACAACGGCCAAGTCAGATATTAGAATTAAACCCATATGAAGGGTATCAGCTAGATCAGGCTATTGCGTTAAAGTTTCATTATTTAGACGAGGATAATATGGAGCAACGCTTTAGAACGCTTTTAGCTTCAATCCAAATAATAGGAAAAGCTTTTGGGGTTAAATATCCTAGAATGAGGCCCTATAAGCCTAGATATCCAAAGAAGAAGAAACAATTGGATATGAATAGAGTGCCAACTCAAGAAGAATTGTTTCAACAATGGGGGGGGGGTGGATAAGTTTATTAAACTAAATTATGACACAGGCAATCGAGTTAGGTTC